GGATCAGTTGCTTGAATTATGCAATATGCAGCATCATAATCATCACTATAACTTCCAATACCAACTTCATCAGGATCAGCAGAAGCCTCCATAAAGGTACTCTGAGTCTGCATAGTACCATAAGTAAAGTCGTATGAAGTCTCAGATGTATTCTTATAACCTTCAGTAGAGAATGCTACTGCAATTGCATTAACCCTTGTTGTTGTAAATCCTGCATCAGGTGTATACTTAAGAACAATATCTTGACCATTCATATAAGAATAGAATGTTCCAATATTACCTGCTGATGAATATGGATCCTGATAACTATGGATAGTTAATTGACCATATTCCATCCAAGAAACTTCCGTTCCATCACATATTAGACTTACTTCATCATATTCAACCCTTCCAGTATCAGTTTCAGCAGTAACCATTATCTTCGCAGATCTGGTACCCGATATATTGGTTCCAACTCCAACAAATCTATAAATTTCGTCTGCAGCACCACCTGCTATTTGAACATTAGTACTTGCAATACTAATCAAACTTCCAGTGAAATCTGTTGATATACCAAGTGTTGTACTTCCTATTGAAGCAACAGAAGTCTCAATTCCAAGAACATTTTTATCAATATTATATGAGAACGTTCTTACATTATAATTGTTTACTTCATACTTAGTTGGATAGAATCTAAGAACACTTTCACCACCTTCAAAGGTATAATCAAAACCCCCAAGGTCACTAACAGTACTAACATCACCATACTGGTTAATCATCGAGAAACCACGATCAATGTCATGTAGAGCATTAATCATCATTATCTGTCTCTCACCACCATATAATCTATCTCTTATAAGAGCAACAATCTTCTGACTTCTACCATCTTTAACAGATTGTCTTAAAATATCAGAATATCTTGTTGTTCTTGCATTATCATCAAAATACTGACTAATATCATCTACATTCAGAACTCTGTTTCCAATAGACTCTGCATAATCTGTTAAAACACGATTTTTAACAAGAATCTCATCAGAATATGCATGGTCTGCAATAAAGTAATTCTCAGTAGCCAGATCAAAAACTTGAACACAATGTACACTTTCAACACCCAACATATCAACAACAACAGTTGCTTGACCTACCGGAATTGGATGAAGAGTATCACCATCATCCGGTGTTGATTCCATCTGCAAATTACTCCATTTCCGGAATCCTGCAGTATGGTTTAATGCACCTACAACATCTTTCCAATCATCATAGGTAACTCTAGATTTAATAGAATATGAGAAATTCTGATAGTAATCATTGTCATGTATTCTTTGTAATTCATCATTCAAGAATCCAGTAGTATATTCCCAACCATTATCAACAATTGCATAATAATCTAGGTTATATCTTGCTTCAAGTCCAAACTTTCCAATAAGTGTTGCTTTAGCACCCGTTTCCTTAGCTTGAATAATTTTACCAACTGTAAATTCTCTATTACTCTCTATAGTTAACTGAGAATTTTCTTCATCCCATTTATCTATTACACCTGATGCCAATCCATCACTTACTGTTTCACCTTTATTAAATATATTACTCTTTAAAGTGGGAACAAATGTTGGGAAGAATTGTTGTGGTGTTATTATTACAGACGAAGCAACACTATCAAAACTTCCTGGCAACTGATTATCTGCTTTAGAAAGATGATCAGCCATACTCCAAGATATTGTTGGATAAGCTCCTAAATTAGTACTTACACCAGATATAGTAAATAAAGAATAGTCATAATCAGAAGAATTATAACCCTGACCAGTAGATCCAACACCAACACTGGCATTCTCAACCATAATATTCATTCCAACTTCAAACCAGAAATCTTCAACTCTACTACATGGAGTTCTTACAGTAGCAGTTGCGATCTTGGTTGCCGTATCATAACTAATATCTTTGAATCTAACTCCGTTTGGATTGTTTACAGGTAGGATTGTTGGAGTTGTATTATACAGACTATTTGTATTTTTAAGAATATCAACCTTCAGATTATCACCATCAAATCTTAAATCAAGATCTTTAACTTCTTTCTTAGTTTTACCATCAATAACAATTAAGGCTGGTGGTGTATTATATCCTCTTCCTACTGAAGTAATACCAATAGTATCAAGTCCAGTTAATGGTTCAAGAGTTAAAATTTGTGGGAAAAGAGCTCTTGGTCTTAATGTATTATCTGTGGGATAGTCAAATCCAATATTTTCGATAGATGTCTTCTTAACCCTTCCTATATTATCACTAGCAGACTCTAATATAACCCCCTTTCCAGTATCAGAAGTTACTGTAGTAATTCCAGGTAGTTCTAAATATCCATTTCCACTACTAGTAATTTTAGTACCAGTAATACGACCATATGCAGTTGTAGCATCGGTATCATATGCTATATCTGATGTAGAACCAGAATATGAATTAATCTCTGGATATTTTGGTATATCGTAAATAAATGTATTTGTTGATTGTTGAAGAATATTAAATCTTCCAGCATAACCACTTGTTTTGAGAATAATTTCATTATTACCAACAACATCTGCATCAGTTACAAGTTCTCTATTAATTTTAGGATTTTCAGGTAAATCAACTGGATTCAATCTATAATAGAATAGTTTTGGAGTATATTTGTTAATTTTTAGTGTTACTTTAGCATCAGATGATACTCCAATGTCCCCAGTCTGAACAATATCAAATTCTTTACCTACACCATTTGTTTGATATCTTTGAGTATACTTAGAATCTAGATAAAATTCTAATTCAAATGCTGGATAATCTGTGGAACTCTGTCTATAAGATAAAGAAGAATCTGACAGATCAAATGTTACATTAGTATCAGGATAATAAGTTAGTGGTGGATTAACTAAGCAAAGTGTTCCAACATTTGCGGTTGTAATACCAACAAATGTAGGAATTCCTTTTTGAGTTTCATATTTGTCTGCAGTAAGTTTAATCCTATCCTTATCAATAACATAAACAAAGTATTCTCTATTATTAACCAATCCACCTGCTGGAGTTTCAGATTTATGAATTATCTTTTGACCAGTAATTAAACCATGATTTGGAAGAGAGATTGAATTTGGATTTCCTGTTAAAGAAGCAGAAGTTGTGATACCACTTGCCGTATAGTATAATCCACCAGCAATCATTTTTCTGTTTGTTGGATCATACTTTATTGTTGTAATTCCAGTATTTTGTGGATTAACAGTAACAACAATTTCATCCTTATGGGTTAATGCATGTGATGAAGCTACAGAAACAGTTACTAAATTTTGTTCTATTGATCCTTTTATAATATCATCATACTTTATTGTTTTAAAACTATGATAAACACCAGTTCCAACACCACTAAAGTAAACTAATCCTTGATGTGATGTAGTCTCTGCAAGTCCAACATATGATCCAGTTGAACCCAATCCAACCTTAACAGTTGATAAACCAACTAAATCTGGACTTATTCTAGCAACATATAGTGATGTATAAGATGTAAGATCTATCTTGTCACCAGTAGCAACTTGATTTGAAGATGTAATAATTCCAATTGAATCTGCACCAAGAGAATTAGTATGATATGTTACTTGATCACCAGTTTCTAAAGCATGATCACGTATATAAATCGATTGTGATGGTACATAATATTGTGTTGCTCCTGCACCAGGATTTGAGAAGAATACAGTACTACCTGCTCCTGCCAAAGTACCAGCAACGCCTACAGGGAAAGCACTTCCCAATCCAACAGATTCTGCTGGGTTGAAATAGTATTCTCTATTCTGTCTTGGACTATATGCCGTATTAGCAGAAGAAACAAAAGTAAATTTCCTAGGAACCTCTTTTATAACTGTTGTTGCAGTGTGAGATAATCCAGTTTGAGCCTTTAAATCTCTTAAAACCCTAACTCTAGAATTATATCGGTCTATATTTAATACTCTAACATATTCATCACCAAAGAAACCTGTTGTTAGAATACCAGCTAAACGTAAAACATCATTTTCTTTTATTGCTGGATAACTTAAATCACCTTTAACTGAAAGATATGTAACAATACCAGTAACACCTTCTGTTGCAATTCCAACTTCTAATGCAAGCACATTAGTGCTAACACCAATATTATAAGATCCTTCAAGTTTAGAATTTGTGGTACTAATACCAGAAAGTGTTAATAAAGTATTGTTTATAAATCCATGACTTGTTGTAGCAATTCCAACAAACGCACCAGGTCTACCTTCTAATGGATAAAATTCAACATCCTCCATTTTGGAGTGAGTTACAGCAAGAGTTCCTATTCCAGGACCAGCAACTCTTGAAACTTGACCTGCTGCACTAAAGGTATTATCAATATCCTTTTCAAAAACTAACTTATCTCCAACCTGATAATCTCTTCCTCCAGTAAGTATACCAATTGATGTTACACCACCTTTCTCAGCAAATTTAATAACAGAATCATTGGGAATATAAGTATATGGTTCTTTTACATAACTATATCCACTATAATCCTTATCTAAAGAATATGGATATGTATTTCGACTCCAATCTGTCTTATTTAAATCTATATCATCCTGAGTGGATAACCTTTCAAAGTTAAATGGATCTGGTCTTGCATTATAACTATCCCCAATCAAATATGGGAATGCTGGTCTCTTATAATCAACAAATGGTCCAGTACCTTCAACCTGTGACTCAAATGTTGCAAAGTATGCATAAGTACCATTTGGATATTCTGGTGTTACACAAAATCTTCCATTTTTCTCATCAAGAATACCATCATCAGTTGAATATGACCACTCAAAATCTTCTACAAAGAATTCTTCTGGGAATACTGTAGTTGGAGGTCTATTTACCAATGCTACTGATCTTTCCTTATATCCAGATTTTAACTGAATAATTGAACCACCAGTTCTTGAAGTATATCCATATGGACCATAAATTGGATAACCATCATACGACCAACCAATAATAGGAGAGTGTTTATCAGTATTCGCCTCTTGGCCATTTGCAAGAGTTAGATCTTTCTTACCATATAGAACATCCCCATCAGATCCAGATGTATAAAGAATCTTTCTTAAACTTCTGGGGGCATATACATAGGAAATTTGTAATCCAAAATCTTTATTTGTTGGTTTAGAAATAAAAGCATCATCATTAAGTATACTATTAAAGTTCCTTCTAAATTCGTTTACTGTCCATTTTTGTACTCTTGGTTTGAAATATGCACCTTTTCCGGATTCCACTACATCAATTTTTGTAGTAGATACACCATATCCTATTCCACCCTTATTAACCTTTACTGAGATAAGTTTACCAGTATCTGGATGAAGTTCTGGGACTAGATCTGCTCCTGTTCCAAAACCACTAATTCTAAGATTTGGTGGTGAATTATAATCAGTTCCTCCAAAATTAACACTAACATCTACAATTTTTCCATTATGAACTACTGGAGTTACAACACCACCAGTTCCAGTCCAAAGTTTAATATCTGGATCTCTCTCAAAGTTAAGTATTTCTGAAGAACCATATCCAACTCCTTTCTCAATTAAATGAATTGATGTTATTGGACCTCTTACAATTGGTTGTGCAATACAATCAAAAGTATTACCTTGAATAGAAGATATTCCAACTGGACCTATTACTTCTACCTTAATAGGTGGATAATTAAAACTATGAGTTCCTAAACCAGTTGATCTAAATTCAGTAAATTGATTTGTATTAAAATAAAAATCGTTTACAGTAGTTCCAACACCAACATTAGCTAATTTAAAGGAATCTTCATCTAAAACTTTAACATAATAATCTAAAGTAGTGGAAAGTCCTGCAATAGGAATATTTGACCCATCACCAACATCTAAAGAATACCTAACAATTTCTTGATCTTTAAATCTATGATCCTTAATTGTTATAATATTTGATGCCGTATTAACACCAACGGGTTGGAAAGTTCTCTTTTGATTTTTATATCCAGACCCAGGATTAGTAAGAGTGATTGAACCTACTACTGCTTTACCATTTAAGGATTGGAAGTCATGATTTCCTTCACCAAAATCAGTAAATCCAGTTGTACCAACACCAGCAATTGCATCACTTAATGTTGTATATAATTTAATATTTGTATCATCTACAGGTCCAACATAATATACTGCTCCTGTAGTAAGACCAGTTAAAGATTTCTTTCCATGAGTTTCATATCGAACTCTTTCACCAGTTCTAAACTTATGATAAGTAGTAAATCCAATAATAGATGTATCAAGACCTACCTGAATCGATGTAGATAATCCAGTTGCATCAAAAGTAACTATATGCTCTGTTGTGATTAATTTGGCAAGCGCAGTTGCACCTTCTCCACCTCCACCAGTAATTTTTACAATAGGAGTTTCAATATAATCAAATCCAGGATCTAAAACTTTAATCTCTTTAAAATCACCCTCAACAGCAACAACTCCAGTCGCTCCTGTACCCACAGAGTCGATAATACTCAGAACGGGTGGATTTATCACATCAAAGTTTTCACCGCCCTTGGTGACCTCTA